GCCACGATGTTGTTTGATCCGGGCAGTATGGTTGGCATTTATGATAAGTTCAGAAAGCATCCGGATCTTTACATGAGACGCTTTCGGAGTGACCAGGATGTGATGGGAAGATGGATACCAAACCAGCCTAAGTTCCCTCAGCGTTGGATGCGGAAATTAAGTACGTGTAAGAATAGAAGCACTCTTCCAAGGGGTGTAATTATCATCACAGGTAGGCCGGGGGATGGGTCATTCCGGTACTTGGATATCCATTACCCGTGGTTGAATGAAATAGCGAGGGGATAAAATGATGGAGCAAGATGTGGTATATGTGGTTTGTTTTTATTGGCAGGGTGACCGCTGGCAACAGACAAATTACAAGGAACTTGACGAGAATTATGTGAATCGCCAGCAGCCTTTTCTGCACAAGGTAGGAAAGGTCAAACCATCCATTCCCTCTCTGTACATAAATAATCTGTACCGGGGAGTGGAGCGATTTGCCACGCGTCCGTTTCATTTTGTTTGCTTCTCAAACGAGAAACTGAATGTCTGCGAAGGAGTGGATCTGCGTCCGTTTCCTTTTGTGACTCGGATGGGAGTGCTTCCAAGGATGTTTGTGTTTAGCCAGGAGGCGGGATTTTTCGGGCACCAGGTCCTGTGCTTGGATTTGGATTTAGTGATTGTAGGGTCTTTGAAAGATATTATGAATTATGCCGGTTTGTTTTGTGCGAGATCGAAGTTCAAGCGAGGGGAAGAATACAAATTGGATGGGGATATATTCTCATTCCGAGCAGGCCCCGAGACAGAACGTATGTTTTGGCTTCCGTTCATTGAGAATGTGGCAGAGGTGGAAAAACAAACTAAAGGACGTGAAAGATATTGGTTTCGGCAAGTTGCCGGGGTAATTGCAGACCGTTGGGACTACATTACACCAGGACAGATAGTGAGTTTCAAAAGGCATGTCCGTAAATGGGTAAGAAATCGCAAGAAGGGGGGAAAAAGGAAAAAAATAGATGATTCATTGCTGCCGACAAATGCAAGAATTGTATCCTGTCACGGTACACCGAGGCCAGATCAAATTGAAGCGGAATGGGTTAAAAAATACTGGCAATGAAAGAAAATAAAAATATGACGGCACCAATCTTAATTACCGGGTGTGCCCGCAGCGGCACAAGCATGATAGCCGGTGTGATTAATATGTGTGGGGCGTTTGGGGGAAAGATGTCAGGACCGAACCACAATAACCAGCGTGGCATGTTTGAGAATGCCCGGATTCGTAATACCATTGTCAAGCCTTATCTGAGGCGAATAAAGGTCGACCCGATGGGACAGTACCCGTTACCGAATGTAGATGACTTGATGATACCATCGGACTTGAAGGAAGAAGTAGAACAGGTATTGCTCGCTGAAGGGTACAAAGAAGGCCCGTGGATGTATAAAGGAGCAAAGATGTGCCTGATGTGGCCCGCTTGGCATTACGCCTTTCCGAACGCCAAGTGGATAATTGTAAGGCGAAATACAGATGACATAGTTCGTTCTTGTCTACGAACTGGTTTCATGCGGGCATTTATACGGGAAGAGAACCAATGGATGGTGAAGGCAAAGAGTGAAGAAGAAGGATGGAAGTGGTGGGTGAAACAACATGAAAAGCGGTTCGTTGAAATGGTCACCGAAGGATTACAATGCATGCAGATTTGGCCACACAGGATGGTGGATGGAGATTATACCCAGATACATGAGATGTTGGATTGGTTGCGTTTGCCTTATAAGAGTGAAATACTGGATTTTGTGGATCCTAAATTATGGCATGTAAGGCACAAAGAAGGGAAAATAACATAATGTACCGTTTATATATAAATAGCTTGTTAGAGATGTTAAAAACCGTGTTAGAATGGTTTATTTAATAACAGGTAAAGCCGGGGCAGGCAAAACACACTATGCCCGAGTTCTTGCAAAGGAGTTACAAGAGGATGAAGGGTATCAGGTCAAGTTGTTGGATGGAGACACGTTTCGAAAGGAGACGAAAAATAAAGATTTTACTGATAAAGGTAGAATCGCAAATTTAATCAAGGCAGCTCGACAGGCTCGTGATTGGGAGTGGGATGGATATGTGGTTGTTTTGTCTTTTATTGCTCCTGAAAAAGAATGGAGAGATATGATGAGGACATTTTGGCTCGAAAGTCGGGTGATATACATTCCGGGTGGTACATTGTGGGCAGGGACCACCTATGAAAAACCAACAGAAAATGAATTAATAAGTACAGGAAGGAGTGAAAAATGGCGAGAACGACTGCAACAGAGGTTAAAGAAATAATGGACAATTGTTCGGTGTCTGACACCATAGTCAGTCGCTATATTACAGTGGCAAGTGCTTTGGTAACACAGATCTTTGAAGATGATGATGAAATGACTGATACTTTACTGGAAGCAGTTGAACAATGGTTCACGGCTCATATGTTATCAGTATCTCTCCATCGTACCACTTCAAAAGAGAAGGTAGGAGATGTATCGGTAGAATACACTGGGCAATTTCGGGAGAATCTTGCATCCACTCCGTACGGACAAATGGTAATGCAACTGGACTTCACCGGGAAGATGGCAAACATTGGTAAAAAGGGAGCGAGTATCCATGCAATTAAAAGTTTTGACTGATGATTGATAATTTTTTGAAACGGATTTGTCTTCAGACGGCAGTTTATTGGGGAACACCCGCTGACGATGGATATGGTGGCAAGACATTTGCTGACCCGGTTGAAATCGCTTGTCGTTGGGAGGAACGGATAGAAAAAATTACCAGGGTTGGTGATCGACTTGGAGAAGAAGTTGTAAGTAAGGCCCGGGTATTCTTGACACAGGATGTGGATGAGTTGGGGTATCTGTACTTGGGTGAGTTAGATGACTTGTCCAGCAACCCGGATGATCCGAAAGAAGAGGATGGGGCACGCGAGATACTGAGGTTTGATAAAACGCCGGCACACCGGTCAACAACGGAATTTGTAAGAAAGGCATATGTATAATGGCAATAAGAACAGTAAAACCGGCTACAGGATTGAAGGGAATGGATGTTGTGTTGAGCAACCTTAACAAGGAGATCCTTGCCATAAAGGGACGGAGCATGGCTGGGCTGATCGAAGCAGCTATATTAATTCGAAGGGGCATGGACAAGACTTCTCCAATGATTCCGGTTGATACAGGCAATTTAAGAGATTCTTGGTTTACCAATCCTATCCGTGAAGGGGACAAATTTGGTTTATTAATCGGGTTCAGCGCCAACTATGCCGTATTTGTCCACGAGGCGGTAGATGCCAATTTTCAACGCCCCGGTGCAGGAGCCAAGTTTTTTGAGGCCTCGTTGAAAAGAAACAAAGATGAGGTACTGGGGATTATACAACGTAATGCAAAGATAAGGAAATGAACTCAAGTGCGGAAGATATAAAGGATATGCTGGTAGATGAAAGCTCATTGGGACTGACATTCGCCACTAATTTGTTTGTTGGACGTGAGCCGTCCTCCCCGGATGATTGCGTCACTATATTTGAAACCCCTGGATTTCCGCCCCAGCTGACGTTGAAACAAGGAGAGGACTATTACTATCCATCCGTTCAGATACGAGTGAGAAACAATAACTATCAAACGGGATGGACATTGGCACATAACATAATGGTTTCGTTACATGGTCGAGGACACGAGACTTGGAACGAGACACTATATACTGTTATTCGTTGTTCCAACGGGCCTGCCCTGTTGGATTGGGATGAGAATGGCAGAGCGAGATTTATTATTAATTTTAATATGCAAAGGAGGTAATTATGAGTGATGCAGTATCAGGTGTAGGAACCCTCTTCAGAAGATGGAATACTACAACCGGGGCATGGGCAAACATTGCCGAGATCAACACAATTACCGGACCTTCACCAAGTCGTGATACGATTGATGTCACTTCATTGGACTCAACAGATGGATGGAGGGAATTCATTGCTGGATTCAAAGACGGCGGTACCGTCGTACTTGCAATGAACTTCACCCGTGCGGAGTATGAGACAATGTGGGATGATTTCGCCAGTGACACTCTTCGGGATTATGAGATTGTTCTTCCCGACGATGCCACCACGACTATGGAATTTGAAGGGCTGGTAACTGATATGCCGTTGACCATTCCACCTGATGATAAGATCACAATTGATGTGACTATCAAAATCAGTGGAGTCCCGACATTGAACTCTGGGTCAGCTTCGGCTTCTCCCGGATAGTAGATATTAATCCTAATCAAGGATATTTATTAATCATTAAAAACAGTTAATCATGACAGTATTAAACAAAGAAGCATTATTGAAAAAGGAAAAACTTGAGGTCGTAAAAGTGGACCTCGACAAGGGCGATTACGTTTATGTCCGTCAAATGACGGGACGTGAGCGGGATACCTTTGAACGTTCTTTGTTCAAGGAAGTCAGAACCAAGAAAGGGGCAATCAGTTATGAAGGATCCCTGAAGGATTTCCGGGCCAAGTTAGCAGTATGCACCTTGTGTGATGAGAAAGGAGTATTGTTGTTGTCACCTGCCGATGTATCGACGCTGAGCCAAAACATGAGTGCCTTTCGCTTGGAGATCATTATTAACGAGGCCCAGAAATTAAACAAGATTTCTGAAGAGGATAAGGAGGAGATACTAAAAAACTTAAATGCCGACCCGGTCGGCAATTCCAGTTCAGACTCTGTAGAGAATTAGGATATCCTCATCCAGATTACTTGTTGGATCAACTGACTTCTGCTCAATTGAGTGAGTGGGAAGCGTATGATAGATTAGATCCTGTTGGCGAGTGGAGAGCGGATTTTCGCGCGGCATCGTTGATGAGTGTTATTACTAACATTATTCACAGTATTTTCCATGATCCAGAAAAAGGGGATTTAATAACAACCGTTCCAAATGACTTCATTCCACAATGGGGTATGGATGAAGAAGAAGAGGAAAAGCAGGAAGAAGAGAAGGTGCCGGATGGTATGTTCCGTTCTTTAACCAAGGATGGTTGGGTTGTGCGAAAGAAACAAACGGTTGATGAGATTAAGAAAGCGCTCATTGGGATAACGAAATTATCTAAAGTCAGAAGAAAGAGAAAGAAATGAACCTTGGAACACTTATAGCGACATTGGGAGTCAACTCTGCCGGATTGGCTACGGCCGAGGCCAGCATGAAACGATTCGAGAAACGGACAGTATCTTCCGTCAATAGAATCAATGCCCAGTTGGCTACCACCGGAGCAGCGATGAAAAAGGTGGGGCGTTCTATGACTATGTATATGTCAGCCCCGATGGCGTTGGTAGGGGGAGCTGCCGTGAAAATGCATATGGACTTTGAGAGTTCCATGTCCAAGATTGTAGGATTGGTAGGTGTTTCCCAGGATCAAGTAAATGAATGGAGTAAAGACATTTTGGAGATGGCCCCGCGATTGGGCAAGGCTCCAAAAGAATTGGCGGACGCAATGTTCTTTATCACATCGGCGGGTCTCCGAGGGGCACGAGCGATGAATGTGCTCGCGATGTCCACCAAGGCATCGGTGGGTGGATTGGGAGAAGTGAAGGTGGTTGCCGACTTGGTAACCTCTGCAATGAATGCCTATGGTCCGGCTGTGTTGAATGCCCAAGCTGCCACTGATGTATTGACTGCAACGGTTAGGGAAGGTAAGGCACAAGCGGATCTTTTGGCAAGTTCAATGGGAATGGTTCTACCAATAGCCTCAAATATGGGAGTGGCATTCCATGAAGTAGGGGCCGCCGTTGCCGCAATGACCCGTACAGGTACCGGAGCCCAAACAGCCTCAATGCAGTTACGACAAATCCTCAATTCATTATTGAAACCAACACAACAAGCGGAAAAAGCATTGTGGGCGATGGACACCTCAGCGGCAGACTTGAGAAAGACGATCCGGGAAGATGGGTTGTTATCCGCCTTGATGCAGATAAAAGACCTGACAAACAAGTACGGGGAGGATGTGATGGCCAAGGTGTTTCCAAACATCCGGGCATTATCAGGTGTACTGGACATAATGGGAGCCAATTTGGAGGACAACGAAAAGATATTCCGGGAACTGGAAGATGCGACAGGATCCTTGGGGGATGCCTTTGACGCGGCCTCTGAAACCATTGAATTCAAATGGAATGTGGCTGTGAGCAGTGTGAAGACCGGAATGACCGTGCTGGGAGGGACAATTGCAGAAGTCCTGATACCGGTGCTGGAGAGATTCGCTAAAAGAATACAAAAGCTCACATTATGGTTTGATGGGTTGAACGAAGTTCAGAAACGCTGGATCGTACGAATAGGTGGACTTGTAATTGCCCTCGGCCCGGTTACTTCTATATTGGGCTTGTTGATTGGCAGGGTAATTCCACGGCTGATTTCATTGGTAGGGGGAGTAATAAAAGTATTCCGGATTCTTACAATTACCATGATGAAGAATCCGTTTGTTGCCGCGGCAGCATTGATAGCAGCTACTACGGTAGCATTAATAGCCTTCACGAATAGGGCACATGAGGCCCGGGCAGCACAAAAAGCATTGAATGAAGTAGAAGATACAGCGGTAAAGAATATTTTGGAACAGAAAGTAAAATTTGAACAACTGTTCCGGATAGCGAAGGATGTGAACAAGTCGATGGAAGAACGAAAAAAGGCTATTGCAGCAATTAACCAGCTTAGTCCTAAATATCTGGGTAATATCTCAATTGAAACCATTAACAAGGAAGAAGCCACAAGGGCCGAAACGGCATACATCAATGAATTGTTGAGGGAAGCCAGGGTGAAGGCTGCTCAGAAGAAGTTAATTAAACTGGAGGAACAGGCAATTGATGAAATCACGAATAAGCAGGCGGCCCAATTAACAACCGGACAAAAAGTAGTGAAGGGATTAATGGACGCGTTTGGTGGAGTTGCCGGTGCATCAACATACGCAGGGGTCAAAATGGTACAGAATTTCCAGAACGCAGAAGCTGAAATCAATTCCACCCGGATGGAACTTGAAACATTACTCACCGAACTTTCCAAGGTTGGAGACTTCGGAGGAGGTGGTGATGGTGGAGACGGAGGCGGTGGAGG